TTATGGACACTTTATGGACATTCCCGCGATGGGATTATACGCCACTGCATCCTGTAAAAAGTCTGGCGCAAAGTGCGCATAGGTCATTGTTTGCTGTATCGTCGCATGCCCTAAAATACGTTGAAGCGTAATGATATTCCCTCCGTTCATCATAAAATGCGTTGCGAACGTATGCCGCAAAACATGCACCGCCTGACCCGGTGGTAAATCTGGCTTCACTTTTTTTAGTACATTACGGACGGTTGTATAGTTTGGGTAAAACAAAGCGCCGGTTTTTCCGCTGACTACGAGCGCCTTTAACTCACTCGATATTGGAACCGTTCGCCGCTTCCCATTCTTAGTTTTCATGAATGTTACCTTATTACCGATAATATGCTCACATTTAAGGTTCGCTACTTCACCCCACCGCCCACCAGTAGCAAGGCACAGCAAAACAGCTTTGTGGTCATCCCCCGATAGCTGGCTGATGAAACTTTCTATCTCTTCATCAGATAAAAAGGACATGTCCGTCTCACCTTCTCTGAATGGTTTCACTCCTTCAAATGGGTTCGGGCTGTGGTATTCATCGGCATTAATTAACTTGGTAAACATCCCCCTTAAAATGGCCTGGTGCCGATTAACACTTGACGGTTTCAGCCCCGCACTCAACATGCGCACGCGGTAATCTATAAACGACTTTCTGGTAAGTTGGTCGGCCCTGATAACATCCTGCTCACTAAGGTTTTTAATGATCGCAGTCAGGCGCTCCCTCTCTTTCTTGCCCCGCACATGGCTCTGGCCGTGGTACACCCACCACAACCCCAGCAATTCAGTGAGTTTTCTACGGTCTGCTGGTTTTTCCAGCCAATCTTTATCGTGATAATTAACAAGAATATGCCGCTCAAAAACTTGAGCCTCACCCTTCGTGTTAAACCTGCGCCGAATTCGCTTTCCCTCGGAACCCTGCGGCCTAATGTCCACTTCATAACGACCATCATCGAGCTTCTTAATCGACATAAGTAAGCCCTCCGACGTAGCTAACAGCCTGTAACCAAAGGTCGTCAGCGTATTCGTAATAAATATCTAACCAATTTTCGTCTCTGATGGGGGTAACGTTGTGACTTCTGGCCCACTAAGAGAGAGGGCCGGTGCTATTTGCCCGGCTGCAGGGTTGACCTCATCGAACATAAACCAGCTTTGGTATTTTCTGAATCTAGGGTGTTTAAAGAGTTTAACGCCCGCCTCAAAAGACATTTTCATTTTATCTAACTCGTAGTTCGCATAACTTCCGTAAGGTATTCCAACCAAATCAGTTAGTTCCCTTCGGTTTAGCCTTTCTGATTCTCTTATTAGTTTGAGTTTCTCACCTTGCGTACTTGACATATAGTTTCTGTATCCGCTAATCTTTCAATGAAACGAGAACCCCAAAAGTGCCTAACTAGTGCTAACTAGTCCTAGCTGGCTTATTGGGAACCAGATCGGAGAATAGCAAATGTCTGATGAAGCTAAAACGATAGATGAAACTACCGAAGCGAAAACCAGAACGGGCAAGCCGGTGAAAGAAGAAATTCGCTTATCTGTTAACCCTTCTGACCTGTTATCAAAAGAGGGTTTCGCCCTTCATATCGGTAAGACTGTTGGTGCCGTAGTAGCAATGGCAAAGGCCGGAAAATTACCCGCTTTTTACATGGCTGACCCTCTTAAGCCTGGCGGCCAAGCGGAGTTATGGATCAACCGTAAGGAATGGGACGACCACGCGAAACAGTTAGTCGATACCGCGCCCGCTGCATGGCACGGCTGGAAAGACCGTATTAACGTAAGCAAGCCAGGCAAGGGCCGTAAACACAAAGTAGAGGCGGCGGCATGAGTTGGCTGTCGCATTACGGCCCAATGTACGCACTGACTGTTATCAGTGATCACACCAGTGCTTACCGTGGGTTTTCAATTACCAAGTTGAAGCGCAATAAAAGAAACCCGATCACCCGTTACCACGTTCGCCAGGGTGATGAGTCTTACGGCAAATTTGACGCCCAGGCAGAAGCAACAAAATACATAGATGAATTGCATAAAATGAGGGGATAAAGCCCTCCCTCAAATAAAGCAATTTGCGAAAGGGTTTTATCTTTATTAATTAGCGGGAATATAAACATGTCAAATCTTGTAGAAATAAAATCTACCGGTTCTAATATTATTATTAATGTCGCAACCATCGATTCAGTAATGGACTGTGGTGAATACCGTCAAATAAACCAACTTAGCGGTGAGTACATTCGAACAATGGCAACTCTTGCCGATATCACCGCCGCCCTCATTCCTGCCAAACAAACTTGCCCTACCGCCGAAGAATACAGCGATAGCGAAACAATAGCGCCCTCCACACTGGGCGAAAAAGTCACAATTCATCGCCGCCGATATTTTAATAATGGCGAAATGGCCGGTTATCTATTTTATGGCGTGACTGGTTATGCGAGTAAAGAAGAAATAGCGGAAGTATTTGAAAAACTACCTCGTTAATACGGGCAGGATAATTATGAGCCAGCAACTACCTTTTTCAATCGCCGCTAACCAAGTGCTGGCGAAATATAAATTTAGACAGACTTTCGTTACTAGCCGCTGGGCGGAAAAACATGGTGTTGGGGAAGTTGTTTGGGCAGCTAACCAATTGCTGGATTTAGCCGGTGTCGCTTCATATGTTGGCAGTCAAGACGCCGAACAGATTCGCACAGTTGCCAATCGCTGGCTCAAAGACTGCGTAACACCGCAGGAATTCCCCGAACACGCAGAGGAACCCACAAATGACCGCTAATCAATGTCCGTCACTGGCTGCAATGCTACGAAACGGCCAACAAGTTACCCATTGCCGCCACCTGCGCGGCTGGATTGAAACGCCAGACGGTCGCCACTTTCAGCCCAAGGCAACAGAGGTGCAATTTATCAAAGGTTGTCGCTTTCCATTCATGACCAAGCCCAGGGCTAAACCCCGTTGGTGGGCGCGTCTGATGGGAATCTTTGCATAGGGGGATGTATGGCAAACACCGAGGAGGCCCGCGCGGTACCGCTGACATTAAAAGAACGTCAGCACGGCCTACAGCATACCGCTGAAATTTGGTGTTTATTCCCCAACAAACAACACCAGGGAATTATCCCGGCACTGCTAAAAGAAATGGGCGAGACAGACCCAAAAATGAAAGGTGCCATTTATTACCTGGCAGACATTCCAAGGGCCAGGCATGGATTAGAGTTTAAGGAGCTGCTACCACAAGAGCAAAGAAATATCGTTGATGCGCTAAATAGATGGAGGGCATCAGCCAGTTTATTACCGCAACGAATCACCTATATAGATTGTGACCCGTTGCCGGATAATAAAAGCGATTAAATAAACACCTGAAATTAACAGGCGCTTTACTGCGTCGGGATTCCCATTATCTAAAGACGGGGTAATAACAATGGCTGTTGCACCGATAAAATTAACACAAGAGATAAACGACATAGAACTGGTCGCGCATTTTAATAGCGCTCGCCTTTCTGAACGTTTGTTATTGCTTGAACGGTTAGAAAACAAACTGGCTAAATTAAATCAATCCGTTTTTTCTAAAGAAGAAGTATTTAAAGAGTTATCCCGCTGGATATCAGGAATTAAACCCGTTGCCAATTCATCCACTGAAAATAAAGAGGCTAAATAATGGCTACTCATATTAATACCACCAATGCAATTAAAGGGCTGACTTGCGCCATTGAACACTTTAAAGGTATTGAGCATGTTGTACACATTAGCACGCAACACCCCATTCAGCATTTAACGAATGCCGCAACTGAAATTGAACGCCTTAATAGTGAAGCTATTAAATTGCGGGGTGAAATATCTAAGTTAAAAGAAAACACTATCACCGCCATGCGAGCTCAAACTGAAAGCTACCGTAAACGCTGGAATACAATCATTGAAACCATCGCTGCTACAGATGTCGGACGCGGCCTACTTCACCGCGGCATGGATATTGACATAGTTACCGACAAAGCCGTCGCCGTCATAAATAAAACCGCGTCAGATCTCAAAGAAGCCTTACGCACAGCGGAAGCATTTCAAAAGGCACAATTAGAATCAGAGAAGAAAAGAGATGTAAATCTAGGCTGGTTTAATATCGAGTCTTTCGAAGTCATTAATTACGCTCTTTATGGCCGACTGCCTGGGAAAACCACCCGCACAAATTATGAGATTATCTCACATGAAATCATTGATGAAGCTGTCCGTGCATCTGAAATACACCCCAAATGGCCGACAGATGCACTTCATGCCGTATCTATTCTCACCGAGGAATCCGGCGAGTTAATGAAAGCGGCTATTGAATACCATTATAACAATGGCGATATAGAAGCCGTTCGCGAGGAGGCCGTCCAAACGGGTGCAATGGCTTTACGTGTGCTGCTGAATATTGACAAATATAAACGACCGTCAGACGAGAAATAAACACATACCACCCTGCTACTCAGTGGCGGGGATTTTTTACATCTAAACAATGGAATTAAATATGAGCAAAGAAAGCAAGTATTGGAAAATAACCCCCGTCATGGCTCTTGGGCTTATTTTCATCACCTTAAAGTTAATGGGATATATCACCTGGTCATGGTGGTGGGTCGCTGCGCCATTTTGGGGCGGCTTAGCATTATGGCTCGTTATTATCGCGGTGCTTTTCATGGTTTTTGGGGTAGTCGCCTACTATGAGTCGAAAAAATCATGACTGCCCCTACGCGCCACCGCCAACCCTGGTCACCTGATGAGGTGGCTTATCTGCGTGATGCGGTAACCACAACCCGCTATCAAGATATTGCTGACCATTTGGGCCGAACATTAACAGCAATAAGAGTGAGGGCATTCTATGAGGGAGTGAATCCGTCAACTATCGGCGAGTATAACCGCAACGCCAAGCATAGCGATCATGATGTGGAGCTATGCCGGGCACTGTATGAGGGGGGTATGAAGCCTAGGGTTATCGCCGAGAAAATGGAAATTCCGAAAGGCACTGTATACGCGATTATTTATTATCGCATTCGTCGGTCACCCACCCCCGGCGGTTCATTCCGCTAATGACAAATAAACGCGGCAGAACTCAGCCCACCCCGTCACAACCTTACCCCGGAAACGATGAAACGTTTGCCGGGGTTTACTCTTGGAATAAACCCAACACCGCTATAAATCCGTTATTGGAAATCGTACCGGCACAACGTACCCCGCTGGCCGTCATGATGGCCGCTTATCAGGCTGACCAACAAGCAGCTATTGAGGCGTCACTCACTAAAGAGGTATTGAAAGCCCGCGAACGCCGTCAATGGCAAATTGACACTCTGGATGAACATGAGCTTTTTCTTGATATCCACCTTGCCCGACTGGCGCAATCACATAAGTTACAGCGCCATATTCCCGCCGCCCTGGTACAAGCAAATTTAAGCAGCCAACCAAAGTTTATTCGGAAGCCATTACAGCAACGCATTGATTATCTACGCCGTGAATCTGGCGACGAACGGGCCAATACCTTTTTAACTGAAATTGTTGAAAGCGCATTGTCACGCCTGGACGCCATGAGAAAGAAACAGCAAACAATTGCCTATCAAAACATTGCCAGCCGGGAGCGGTTAGACGATTTATTGCGACTGCCAGAATTAAACCAAAAGGAAGTGAAAACCCTGGCGACAATGGTCGCCGCGCATATGGATATGCTGTTTGACGATCAGGTCACGAAAGTGCTCACTGACGAAACCACCCCCGATGAAATATTACAAATCTATCAAGTGGTTGCCAGTGAAGCCGCCCGACTTTGTATCACTCCACCTTATTGGTATGCGTTAAATGAATGTCTGCGCCGGCGCGGGGAAGTGCCTTACCACTTACTCCCCGGAGCACTGGCGCGGCTGCGTTGCGCCGAATGGTGGTACAGAAAGTTATGGCGTTTACGGAGTGAATGGCGAGAGGAACAATTACGCGCTGTGTTATTGGTGCATAAACACGCCTCCGCTTATATCAGCTACGACGCCCTGACACACAAACGTGAGCAGTACCGTCGAATGCTGGATTTTATTCGTTCACATGAGTTTGTGAATGACGAGGGTGTCACGCTGGATATGGAAACGGTGGTGAATGCCAGCACCAGTAACCCGCGTATGCGCCGCAATGAAATGATGACCACCATGAAAGGGCTAGAAAATCTGGCCGAAATGCGATCCGATTGCGCCGTTTTCTACACCATTACCTGTCCGTCTCAATATCACGCCACCCTTGCCAATGGGAAACCTAACCCCAAATGGACAACCAAAACGGTAAGAGAAAGCAGTGATTATCTGGTCGATCTCTTTTCCGGCATTCGTAAGAAGATGCACCGCATGGGCTTACGCTGGTATGGGATGCGTGTTGCTGAGGCTCACCACGACGGCACCGTGCACTGGCATTTAATGTGCTTTATGCGCAAAAAACATCGCACGGCCATCACCAAGATAATGCGTGATTTTGCGATCAGAAAAGACCGTGCCGAGCTGGGTGATGATATCAAACCCCGGTTTACTGCCGAATTGATAACAAAACGAAAAGGCTCGCCGACCAGCTACATAGCCAAATATATCAGCAAAAACGTTGATGGCCGGCAGATGAAAACGGTGATCGACAAAGCAACCGGCAAGCCGTTACTGAGTAAAGAAACCGGTAAGCCGTTAGGTGACATGGTAGAAAATGCCGTTGCCTGGGCGAGTTTGCACCGGGTGCGGCAGTTCCAGTTCTTTGGCATCCCCTCCCGCCAGGCTTACCGCGAATTACGGCTGTTAGCCGGCCAACTACAACGCAAGTTAAAGCCCAAAAAGGGCGCACAACTTCTTCCCGATAAAAAAATGGATGATGTCCTCGCGGCGGCGGATGCGGGTTGTTTTGCTACCTATATCCACCATCAGGGCGGCGTCCTCATACCGCGCAAGTACCACACCGTGCGTACCGCGTATGCAATAGCAGATGTGGCGAATGACTACGGCGAACACGGCACGCAAATCTACGGGATCTGGTCACCACGCCTGGGCGAGGAGTCACGCGTATGCACCCATAGCGATAATTGGAAGATGGTCACCAAGCCAGGCAACGATAACCAACCAAACTCCGACCGCAACGCGGGCGCAGGTTTTGACGTTAGCCCTAATGGCTCTTCGCCCTCCCTTGGACTCGTGGCAATAACTGTCCCCACCTCCGACGACGAAGCCCCAAGGCAGCGTAAAAAACGCACAACGCCAGCGCCAGATTTTAATAATTTTGACAGTTTCACCTATACCCAACGGCGACAACTACGCAACCGACTACGGGAAGAAGCTAAAAAACCACCGAGAAAAATTGAGGCGCAGCCTATCAGTGCCTCAATGGTGGAAATGTGCCAAAAAATCGACAAAGCCGTACAGCGTAGCGGCTGGATATTGGAAAAATGGGAAATCAGCGTGTTAGCCAGGGGCGGCAATCTGGTATTCCCCAACAAGATGACCGTCCGACTAGACTCAGAACGCTGGCAACAAGGGGAAGTGAAGTTAATTAAGTCGTTTGATGTGCATCGAGCACAGACATAAACTAATCGGATAATCGTCTTTGTGCCAGAAGTAGACAGTGCTTACATCGCGCTGTGTTATCTATGCGGAATATGTCAGGATGTTGCAGGTTTTTCAAAGAGGTGTTGCATCGTGGAAACAGTTTTTAGTGTCAATAATAAGAAGGTCCCGCTCAAATCTTTGCGGTACAAAAGTAAAGCAACCCAGCTCGAAGTAATGCGCAACTGGTTTTTTGATAATTACGAAGATCCCGTGAATTCTTGCCCTTATGAATCCCGTGAAGGTGGGTATGCTTACATTTACGGTGGCCCATACGACGCGGACGAAGAGCTGCAAGAAATGTTTGGCGCGCACATAAGTTTTGATTATATCCAAGAGTTAGTAAGTGAGCTGCAAGACGTGTGCTTTGACTGGTCAGGTAATTCCAACAACATTGATGGTTGGTACGATGAAGATTTATATGATGCAGTAACTTCTTCTGAAGACCCTTATAATAATTTCGCTGAAAACATTGATAAAATAAAATCACTGGCCGTTGTTGAATGTAGAGACGAGCAGAAAGATCATTTGCTTGGTATCTTGTACACTAATGTTATTACAGGTCTGGAAACACTTTATGTTGAGTTATTCACTAATTCTATAGAGAAAGATGAATCTTATATTGTCAATTGTATAGAAAATGGTAATACAAACTTTAAAGTAAGCAAAACCATGACAGCTATGCCGTTCAAAGAGGAGTCAATTGAAAATTTAAGAAATGAGCTAGTCAAAGAAATAAAAGAGCATTTGATTAGTGCTAGTTGGCATAATACAAATCAGGTTATTAAGCGTTATAGGTCTACGTTTGGTATTAATGTGCAAAGTGAATGGCCTATAGAAGCAATTGATGAGGCAACAAAAATTCGCAATCACTTAGTACACCGTGGCGGTAAGGATAAAGAGGGTAACCCAGTAGTGATTACACCGCAAGATTTAGAACAGTTGCTGGATCATGCAATGTTACTTGGCAAAAAATTGTATATTAGCCTCAACAACGCAATACAAGATAAGGTTAATTTTTCCGAGAGCGAATTTTAAGTAAGAGATGATTCTGAGCACTGAACGATCATTGCTAGCTTAGTCGCTTTATAGTGTAATTCTCGGGGCACGAAAGACTATACCTCGTTCTTAACCGACTGTCAGACCAAGTCACGGATAATACAATCAAATAAAAAACCCGCTTTCGCGGGTTTCTCTTATCCTGGCTGACCTTGCAGCAAGTCTAGCGCAATCTGCCTTTCATCTGGCTTCAACATTTCAAGTAATGCCATCACCAACTTACTCCCCGTTAACCCGCTGGGGCTGAGTGAGTGAGAAAATACCGCGTTAAATACAAAGGTATGGCCGCACTCGACATTTGAACAGGCACAATACAGGTCGGCTATTTTGACGTCTTTCCATTCTGTTTTGCGGATAATTGCGGGTGCGCGGCATTCCGTGCATTTAATTTTGAACATTCGCATATTAACCACTCCGAAAGCTATTTCTGTTAACTTCCGTGATTTTAGCTTAATTCTGCTCACTTTTCGCCCCTTTCGGTGTTATCCGTGTCTTTATCTACTTTAAATCGCAGGTGTAAATGGGCGGGTATTTCGGGATCAGTATTCACGGCGCGCATAAACTTATTTTGCACCGGTAACACTTCATCCTTTCGATATGTTGATCGGGCTTTGTCAGGGTCACCCATCACAGCACCATTAGGCGGAATAATCCCCGCCAGGCCAGCCGGGAAGCGGTGCGCGGTAAGAATATCCTGGGCGGTAATGCTTTTAACGTTGGAAAACTCATCTTTGGCGCTCACTTCACCAATCGACATTAATTTAATCCCTTCCGGGTCACCTTTCGGAATACTGATAAACATATTTCGAAAGTTACCCACGCCCTTACTCTGTTCTATCTTTTCCTTTATTTCCTGTTCCACTTCCGTACTGATGTTGGGGTCATTGGCATACAGAATAAAGCCCATATGTGCACCATTATGGTAATAGCGGCGGCGAAATATCGTCGCCTCTGAATTAAGCAGTACCGAATGAATGCCCCCGATATAATCCGGCAAGCCGTAAATCTGTTGCTGGGGATCGTACTGCGCCAAAAATATAATATCCTCCGGGGGATAAACGAGAGGTTCATCCTTTTGCAAAACAACGAACTCGCCCGATTTGCGCCGGCGCGTATAAAGTGAGGGTAACGGCACCAGGTCGGTCACCTCCCCCCAAAAATTACGCGCTTTCAAGATAGCCACATCACCAAACAGGTAATAATCAAACCCCGCGCCCTCAATACTATCCGTTGTTAGGCCACCGCCCAGGTAATCACTGACTAACATATTGCGCCTGGCATAAAGAACGCCACCATGTTGGCCGTTGAGGTTAGGCAACTGCGCCAGGGCGAGGCGATCAATGGGTAATCGCCAGTGGTCGAAATCATTGTCGTACCATATTTCACTGTAATCGGTGCCGGTCGTTAAAATCGGTTCCGGTTCACCGAATGAAATAACGCTACCGCGTCCGGGGGTGAAATCCTCGGTTGCCTTGGCTTTTTTGGGCTGGGTGCTGTTCTGGCGTCCGCGTTTCTTTTTAGTTGTCATGCTGCTTTTCCAAAGGCCCAGGTAGACGGGCGATCATATTCATAGTCGAGGGGTTCATTAATCACGGCGTGAGAAATGGCGAAAAATACGTCGGCGTGGCCGGTGGCGTCTGACCGTTCGGCGACAAAAGTCAGCGCGTTACCGCTGCTGGTTGTCGTGCGGCGAATTGCCATAAAGCTGGCAGCAATTTCGGCCCGTTCCTGGCTGTTCTCATCGGTGGCGTCCTTGCTCCATTCGATGCGGTGGCGTTCAACCGTATCAACCATTTTCAGCACCAGGCGCGTTTTACTTTCCACGCTGTATAAAATCGGGGTGGCCTCCCTGGGCGCGAATTTGGTCACCAGGTCATAAACGCCCCGCCCGATGCCGGTCACATCAATCCCGATATAGGTGACGTTATAGCGGCGCATCAGTTGCTTTATCTGTTCAGCCTGCCAGGTGAAATTTAGTCCTTGCCAGTAGAACACCGCCAGGACGCGGAAGCGCTCGCCGTCATACATGGGCGGCGCGACAATCACAAAGGTTGAGTTATCACCGGAGCGGGACGGGTCAAAACCACACCACACTTCACGGTTACCAAACGGTCGGGCGGCTTTGATGTCGTGGTCTTGCCACATGCCGGCATCTACACCGCATTTTTCCAACTCTGAAAACTTGAATACCGCGTCTTTGCTGTCAACAAACTGGCACATGTACAGCATGGCGAACGCGGTCGCATTGTACTTATTACGCAGCCGCTCAATATCGACCAAGGCACCCAGCCCGCCCTTGATCGCATCCTCCATCGTGATGATGTAGCGCCATTGATCATCCGGGCAAAGAATCCCCCCTTTACGCAGTTCGCTTTCTTTTGGGAATATGGCCTTTTTCCGTTTGGCGTCATCTTCCCGCCAGGTATCCCCCGTCCATATGGGGTACGCCGGGTGAGTTTTGGCGCTGGGCGTTGAAAAGTAAGTGGTGCGGAATTTGTTATGCGTTGCCATCGCGGACGCGGTTTCGTGGAATTTCCCAAATTTGGGTATCCAGAATATTTCGTCACCGTACAGATGGCCGTTAAAACCCTGAGCCGTACCGGCATTGGTCGACAAGAACCGCAGCACCGCCCCGTTACTCAACTTGATCGGGTTACCGGTCAGCGTAATACCAAACGCCTGTTGAGCGATTTCGACAATATAAAATTTGAATATTTCAGACTGCGCGCGAGACGCAGAGAAAAACACCTGCCGATCACCGCTCAACACCGCATCTTCAAAGGCTTCAAAAGCAAAATAGTAAGTCATGCCGACTTGACGCGATTTCAGAATGTGCCGGAAGTTCTGCTCTTTATTGGCGCGGCAATGTAGCTGGTAATCAAACAGGTGCTCACTGGCCCAACTATCCAACATTTCCTTGGTGATGCTGGAAATATCATTTTTACGGTATGAGCGTTTTTTCTCGCTGCCGAATCCGGTTTCATCCTCGCCGCCTCCTGACTGCATCGCCATGCGCGCTTTTATTTCTGCCATTTTTTCGGCGTGTTTATTACTCTGCGCCATTAATTTGACGTGGTGCGCGACCAAGTCGCGGATCTCTTCCAGCTCCAGCGCGGTTTTGTTTTCGCGCCGTGATAACTGGTCATGCCGACGCGTAATGGCCGCTTCAAAAGATTCAACCGGTAATAATGCCGCCCACTGGCCTATATCAGACCAATGGTAAATTGTGCGCACCGGAATATTTAATTCCTGTGCGATATCTTTGGGCGTCCAGCTTTTAATAAAAAGCGTTCGCGCCGCCTCTTTAATTTCATCAGAATATTTTGCCATAAGGCTATTATGACGAGGGATTTAAACAACGTTGATAACTATATATCGGCTATATTCGGTTAATAGCTTATAACCGAACTTATAATAATGAAGATGGATGCACAGCATTTAAATATCCGCAATACTGCAAATCACACAGTAATAATTAATTATAAAAACAGTAAAAGGGTATTTCATGCCGCAACTTATTTCCGACTGGCGTTGTATTGGTACTTCTGGCGCGTCGGTAGATGGCCGGATACTAGAACCCCAGTGGTTGATAGACTGCGCCAATACTTACAGCCGTGAAACTTACACCGCACTGTTATGGCCGCACCATGAAGAAGATATTGCTATGCGGCAATATACTTATAATCTCGGTGAGGTTGATGCGTTAAAATACGAAGAAGTAAACGGGAAAGTTAAACTTTACGCCAAAATAATCCCCAATCAGTTTTTAATTGAAGCTAACCGCCTGGGACAAAAGTTATTCACCTCAGTTGAGGTATTTCCTGACTTCGCCGGGAGTGGTCAAAATTATTTATTTGGTCTTGCCGTGACCGATATACCTAACAGTCTAGGCACTGAAAAACTGTCATTTACTATTGATGGTGAAACCAAAGAAGGAACACGCGGTAATGTCGAAGCTTTTAGCTTGGGACAATTAAAAAGCCGTGAGAGTAAACCGGAAAATAAAAAGCCGGGTTTCTTTGACCGCCTATTTTCCGTCAAAAAAGAATTCACACCCGACCCCGACAATAACCAGCCCGACCAGGGCGAGGATGAAACCAAGATGGATGAATTAAAAGCCCTTATTGAAGCGCTGACCCTGCGTATTCAGCAAATGGAAGAAAAAGCCAACGGCACCACGGCAGATACACCGGAAGAAGCCGCCACCGATGTGGCCGACTTGGCTGATGAGATTGCCGACGTCGCCGACCAGGTGGCCGAAATCGCCGCCGAAGTGGCTGACAATCCAGAGGATGAAGTGGTTGCGGCTGAATTTAGCGTCGCTAAAAAGAACCTGGCGCGACTGATGACGTCATTTTCCGCTAAGGGTGCGCCGGCGCGCCGCTCCCGTACTCGTAACCACACGCGCCGCGCCGGTCGCCGCCAGGACTTTACCGCCCGCACACCTAAGCCTGAAACCAGCGGTAACGAATTGACCGGCTTAAAAGACCAGCTAAACACCCTGCTGGAAAAATTCAGCGTATTGGATGCGCGCCAAACCAAGGTACCCAACGGCGCACCGAGCGGCGGCAATAAGCCTTTCGAGTTCAACTAACCGCACTCGCCATTGACCACCTTTAAACGGGAAAAAGAACATGCAATTAACACCCAAAGCGGAAGCACTAATCCGCAAATATGCGGCTGGCTTAGCAAAAGCCAATAACCAGCCCGATACGAAGCAATTTTTTTCGCTGACTGACCCGAAAGAAACCTCGCTACGTAATGCGCTGCTGCAAGAATCTGAGTTTTTACGCCTAATCAATCTGATGGACGTTGAACAGATCCAGGGCCAGGTCGTCAATACCGGGAATCCGGGAATGTTTACCGGGCGTAAAAAAGACGGTCGTTTCAATCGTGAAATGGGCGTATCGGGTAATGAATATAAGTTGGTCGAAACCGATTCCGGTTCTTATTTGACTTACGCGCTTTTAGTCGTGTGGGCGAACTCCGGTACCGAAGATGAATTTTTCCAACGTATCCAGGCATTCAGTAATGAATCCTTTGCCCTTGATATGTTGCGCATCGGCTTTAACGGTACCAGCATCGCCGAAAATACTGATCCAGTGGCTAACCCGCTGGGCGAAGATGTGAACCGTGGCTGGCATACCATCGTTAAAGAACGCTCACCCGGTCAAATCATCACCGATAGCGTGATTTTAGACCGCAACGGTACGGGCGCAGATTTCGTTTCTCTGGATGCGGCAGTCACTGACCTGATCCACAGTTGCATTTATGAGCCATTCCGTAACGACCCGCGCCTGGTGGTATTGGTATCGGCTGACCTTATCGCGGCGGATGCAACCAGCATGATGAACCGCATTGACCGCCCGACCGAGAAAGTCGCCGCACAGTTGATTAACCGCGAGATTGCAGGCCGTACCGCCTACACCCCGCCATTTATGCCGGAAGGGCGTTTGATCGTTACCACGCTGTCAAACCTGCACCTGTACACCCAACGCGGCACCCGTAAGCGCAAAGCCGAATGGGTAGACGACCGCAAGCGCTTCGAAAATAACTACCTGCGCATGGAAGGTTACGCGGTGGAGTATGACGAGCTGTATGCGGCTTACGATGTGATCACCGTTGGCGATGGCGTCTTGGATGCAGTTAACGGAGGCGAATAATTATGGCCCTTTCCCCATGTCAGCGTTACCGCCGCCGTGTTCATGCTGAATTGGCGTTAAAAAACCATGAAGCCCTGAGCGCCAGCCCGGCCAGCCTGCACTTACAGCTACGTGAGCTAGACAGTGATGTGACGCGGGTGCGCAGCCTGGGAACGATTGCCGACCGCGTAGATATGAAGCGTGACGAGCTGTTGCCGAAATGGCTACCGACCGTCGAGCGCTATCTGGAAAGCGGCATAGTTCACGCTAACCCGGCTTTCGCCTGGTGTGTGGTCTGGTTGTTTGATGTGGGGAATTTTGACCAGGCGCTGGATTGGGCCGATATCGCGATCGAACAGGGGCAAAGCACCCCTGAGAACATCAAAAGCACCTTTGCCACCTTTGTGGCTGACACCGTGATGGCCTGGGCCGAAACCCAGGCGTCATTTGGTCACAGCATTGAGCCGTATTTTAGCCGGACGTTTGTCAACATCCGCGATAAATGGCGGCTTCATGAAGAGGTTAACGCCAAGTGGTACAAGTTCGCCGGGCTGCTGTTGCTGAGTGATAAATCCGGTAAACCGGTTGCCACGGCGATTGATGATGTGGAAACCCTGTTACAGGCTGACGCATTGCTGGCACAGGCGGGCGCTTTTGATGTGAAAGTGGGCGTAAAGACCCATCGCGAAAAAATCGCCGCCCGTATTCGGGCCTTACAAAAAGTTTAACGACTACCGCAAGCCGGGGCGGGCGCGAGGGAGACAGAAAACCCGTAAGGTTTTCAAGGTCGTGGATCTCGGTCAGCCCGCTTCCCATTTTGCACATAAGGGGTTTACGTGGCAGCACCATCATTAGGGTTTAGCGGTCGACAGATTGAATACCAGAATGAACCCATTGTTAACGGGGTGACATTCTGGCCTGACCTCAATCTAGCCGACTTTCAAAAGTCGCGAACTATCCCGCCAGAGCTGCCGGCATCAACAGCCGCCCAAGCGCTTTTAGCCGCGATTGCTGAAATCAATGACGATGCCGCCGACGTTGTGACCTACTGGCAAGGCAAAGGTCACGCCACCGCACTGGATACGCCTGGCGCAAAGATGGCCGATGAAAACCAGCTTACCGCCCAATACAAAAAGGCGGTCTACGCCAGGGCAAAAGCGGATTTGTTAGGCGAGTTTGCCAGCATTGGCCGGCGCGAAACGCACCCAGGACAGGAAAGCAGCGAAACCCGCGCCATTCTGTTGGCTGAGGCGGCGTTTGTGCTCCGAAATATGAAGAAATTTCCGCGTGTTGGGGTGCATTTGATATGAGCCAAATAGAAAGCCTGACCGCATTTTTAACGGAATGCCTGCCAGAGCGGGCGATGCAACAGTTTGAAAGTGCCATTGATAGCGCGTCAATTATCAGAGCACCAAAAGCCCTGGGATTAGACCAGCGCCGGCTAGGAATATTTCGTTATCACGCGGTATTGAATTGGGGGGCATTCCCTTACCGTATTTGCGCGCCGGCAGAAGTCTACGCGCTGGTACTGGCCTGGCTGGATTCTTACCGTAATGAGATTTATGACGAGTTAGAGCTAGCCGAACCGACTGTTGATATTGAATTTGATGAAGAAACCTCGGCACCACTTGAAATCGTGGTGGAACTGGCCGACAGCATCAATATTCGCCTGGATGTAAACGGCAATATTCCATTGCAGGGCCGGCGTTGGTCACTGGTTAACCCTGAAATCATGATTGCCACCGGTGGCCGTCTGTTTGCCGGGGGGCCAGAGGGCGCGCCACTGAGTGATACACAGTGATTGTCCGGGGAGAGCTGGATAAACGTCAGCTTCAACAGTTGCGGGATGCGCTAAAGGCGGCGGAACTGCCCCCGAAAAAGCGGCAACGGTTGTTATGGCGCATTGCCAAGCTAGGGATCATTACAGCGGCGAAACGTCACCAGCGTAATCAGACAGACCCGGACGGCAATCCATGGCCGGCGCGCAAGCGCGGTAAAGGCAAGATGTTACGCCAGCTACCGAAATTGCTACATGTGCGGGAAATGCCAGAACTGGAAGCCGTGCGGATTTATTTCAAGGGTGGCAAGTATCGCAACGGTAATAACCCCGTTTCAGCCGGTTTGATTGCTGGGGTACATCAAGATGGCGCGTCATTTTCAATGAGTGCCGACCGCGCCCCGCGCCCTGACCAACGCAATAAACCCGCGCTACCGCGCCAGGCTAAAAAGTTGCGTACGCTGGGTTTTAAGATGCTCAAAAACGGTAAATACGTTAAGGCAACCAGCGCACATATTTTGAATACCATGAGCATGGCACAGGCTGGGTTAATGATAAAAAAACTTCGCGGGAAGCCGACGAAAAAATCATGGCCCGTTGATATCCCTTCCCGTGTGTTCTTGGGAGTGAGCGATACCGAGTTTAACAACATTATGGCGCGCCAACTCCAGGCTATCGGTTTTGGCTGGAACGTGAAAGCGCAGGACATAAAAGGAAAACAATAAATGACATGGCCCACAGTTACGATAGACCAGCTTAACCAGCGCCAGGGCAAGATTAACGAGGTAGAACGTACCGTTTTATTCATCGGTAGCGCTGCTGATGATTCTGAAATCCCCGGCGACTTGATCGCGCTGGATTCACAATCTGATATCACCGTTGTGCTGGCTGATACTGATACGGCATTACGTGAGAATGTCCGCGCCGCACAGCGCAATGGCGGTCAGAACTGGCAAGCCTATGCGCTGTTATTGGCGGCTGATGCAGAGGCTGGCGACGATATGCTGGCAATTCTCAGCGCTCAACAGATGATTTCTGTTGAGGGGGTTATCTGCACCATCCCGATCACTACCGTGGCCGATGGCCGCACCAAAATTAACTTGTACGCCGCTTTGCGCGCCGAACTGACCAATAAATATGGTCGCTGGGTGTGGTCAATGCTGACTGTTTCCGGGCCGGCGGCGCTGCCTGTACCTGTGTCATGGTCAGCGTACCAGGCATTTCTTGCTGAACTGGAGACCGGCATTGCTGCTGAGTCCGTGCAACTTGTCCCGGCACTGTGGGGCAATGAAGCCGGCGTGTTGGCGGGCCGATTATGTCACCGCAGCGTGACCGTGGCCGACAGTCCGGCCCGAGTGAAAACCGGTGCATTAATTGGGCTGGGGATTGATACCGCCGAAATGCCCGTTGATAGCAACGGGGTGGAAGTCACCCTGGCGCATTTGCGCGCCATGCATGACCTGCGTTATTCCGTGCCGATGTGGTACCCCGATTACGAGGGCATGTACTGGTCTGATGGTCGCACCCTCGACGTGGTCGGCGGTGATTACCAAATCATTGAAAATCTGCGCATTGTTGACAAAGTCGCGCGCCGGGTACGGATTCAGGCAATCAGCAAAATTGCCGACCGTTCGATGAACAGCACACCGGCCAGTATTGCGGCGCACCAGACCTTTTTCGCCCGCACCATGCGCGATATGTCTCACAGCTCGCAAATTAACGGCGTGATGTTCCCTGGCGAAGTGAAATCCCCGCAATCCGGCGATGTGGTGATTACCTGGTCGGATAACGAAACCGTGAGCATTTACTTGGTTGTGCGGCCATATGGCAGCGCTAAAACCATTCAGATTGGGATCATGCTAGACCAATCCATTACCGCCGTTTCGGAGAATTAATCATGACGACTGCACGCATTGGCGGTAACTCAATCGACATTACCCTGGGTACGCAAATTATCCATGTCAAAACCGTTTCAGTGGATATCACCGATAACACCGCCGCCACACAATCACGCGGTATTCCTGATGGCTATGTATCAGGTGATGTGTCTGCTGAGGGGGAGATGGAAGTTGATACCAAGAACTTTAAAAAACTCAGTGCTGCCGCTAAATCCGCTGGCAGCTACCGCAAAATGCCAACTACCGACATTTTGTTTTATGCCAACACTGGCGATGAAGAGTTAACGGTAGAGGTATTCGGTTGCAAGCTGATTATCACCAGCCCGTTAGGTTTTGACCCGAAAGGCGGTGAGACGGCCACGCATAAATTTAAGTACATCGTGACCAGCCCGGATTTTATCCACATTGACGGCACGCCGATTTTATCTAGCGACGACGTCCGCGACTTGATCGGGTGAGTGATGCATATGCCAAACGGAGAAACATCATTTATTCGCATTGTGCTGATGCTGGGCGGGATTGGCGCTTTTATTTCACTCGCCAAGGTTTTGGTGGGTAACGAGGCGATCACCCTGCGCCTGATTGTGGGCCGAACAATATTAGGTTCAGGCACTTCATTGCTGGCAGGTATGGCGCTGATTCATTTTCCAGATATTCACATTCTGGCGTTGATAGGTGTCGCTGCTGCCCTGGGAATTATCGGTTCAAGTGTGATCGAGTTAGCCCTGACCCGGTTACTTACCCGCTACTTGGGACGACTAAAAAAAGGAAGTGAATCATGACATTAAGCGAAAAACAGGCGGTATTTACCGTCATGATCGCCCAACTCATCAATTGGGCTGACGAACACGGTTACCGCCTGACCTTTGGCGAAGCCTACCGCACCCCGGAACAGGCCGCGCTAAACGCCAAGAACGGTAAAGGCATTACCAATAGCCTGCACACGCAACGCCTGGCTGTGGATTTCAATCTGTTTATTAACGGCCAATACCAAGATAAGAGCGAAGCCTACAAGCCCCTGGGGGAATATTGGGAAACCATCGGCGGGGCTTGGGGCGGGCGCTTCAAAGACGGCAACCATTTTAGCCTGGAACATAACGGGGTGAAGTGATGCGCGAACTGCTGCCGGCGGTACTGCTACTGATTGCGGCTTGGTTGCTGGGCTGGACGATGCACGGCGACCGCCAGGCAAAAATCGAACTGGCAATTAGCCAGGTAGCCGCCGCCAATCGCTTACAAGTGGAAGATATCGCCGGCACATCAGCGCGCCAGCTTGAGAACAAATTAACGGAGCTAAGGGCTAATGAAGTGCACACCGAGCGACTTATCAGGACTGAGATTATTAAACCGGTATTCAGCACTGTTTGCGCTACTGATGAGTATGTCCGGTTGTTCAACGCCAGTGCGGAACGTGCCGAACGTACCTTATCAGGAAAACTTGTTGACCCCTTGCCCGGTAACGCTGCCACGCCTGGCCGGTAATACTGGCACCGATTTTAGCAACACATTGCAGCAATATGCGCAGATGTACCCGGATTGCGCCGCGCGGCACAACCAGTTAATCGCCGAAATTTACTTACGAAAGGAATTAGAGAAATGAGCAAAGAAACCAAAGACGTAATCACTCTGGAAGTGAAAGGTATTACGGTGCAATTTGCCCCGACCCTGGTCGCGTATAACAAGTGCCTGAATGAGTCGGCGCGTGATGAGAATATTATCGGTGCGATCAGTACCTACCTAAAACGCATTGTCGTGCCGGAGTCCCGCGACAGCCTGGCCGAACTGCTGCAACGCCCCGGCATGGCCGCAGCCATTGCCAAAAAAGTAAATGAGATTTACGCGCCAGATGCAGAAATCGAAGTAAAGGAATAACCGCGCTCATTCAAGCGATTAAGAATAACCCGCTTGAACAATATATGACGCTCCGACGTCATTACCTTCCCAATGAGGGTGATGACGTTATGAGCCTGGCACGCGCGGCCTGGCTGGCGGAATACTTCCACGAAAGCGCCATTAACGGCACCACCGCAGGTATATGCAAAGCCTTTAACGGTGAATAAGGATAATCATGAAAGAGCTGTCTTTTCTGTTGAGTCTTAAAAATAATCTGAGCGCACCGCTCGGCAAGGCGCAACAGTCTGTCGAACAGTTCGCCAAGCAGTCACAACGGGCCTTTAAACAAATTGCGGTCGGGGCTATGGGGTTGTGGGGCGTTGCTCAAGGCGTCAAAGGCTTGCTTGCCCCCGCTCATGAGGTTCAGAAAACATTAGATGAGTTGTCTACACGTAATGTCAGTACGCAAGCCTTAGACAAAATGTTTAAGGCGGCACAGACGTTTAGCACCGCTTACGGCAAGAATGCCGCCGACTTTATCAGTTCAGCAACCATCATCAAAAGTACCATTGCCGGCATTACCGACAATGAGTTACCACGCTACACCACCGCCATAAACACCCTTGCCATAGCGACCAAAGGCAGCGCCGAGGGGGCCGCTAATTACATGGCTGATATGGCGAATAACTTCCGCACCACGGCCAGCGAGATGGGTAATATCCCGTTTGCCGAAATGATGGCGTCTAAAGGTGCGTACATGGTGCAGAATTTTGGCGCAAACCTTGACGAAATCCGCGAAATGGTCAAGTCCAGCAAGGGAACCGGTACCCAGATGGGCGCAGGCATGGACGAACAACTCGCCGTGATGGGGATGCTCAAGCAGACCAAAGGCACTGAGGCCGGCGGTATTTATGACGCATTCCTGAAAAGCGCCATTGAGGGCGGCAAACAGCTTGGCCTGAGCTTTACCGACGCCCAAGGCCAAATGCTGGAATTCCCCGACATTCTGCAAAAACTTCAGGCGAAATTCGGTAACACCATTGAGGGCAACGTTAAGGCGCAAGCCGCATTAAATAAAGCCTTTGGCGAGGGTGCGCAGGCATTGACCGCCACCTGGGGCCAGGCGGATAAGTTGCGTAAACATATGCGCGATATGGGTAACACCCAGGGCTTAGACCGGGCGGTAGAAATGGCTAAGAAAATGGCCGACATGTGGGAACGTGTTGATCAGGTCTGGAAGCGTATTCGGATTTCCATCGGTATGCAGCTTATCCCGGCTATTTCCCCCCTGGCTGATTATGCGATTAACGCAGGGACTCAGTTCGCCAAATGGCTGGACATGTTCCCCAATATTGCCCGCTGGATTGGCTACATTGCCATGGCAACGCTTGGCATGGCCGCAGCCGGCGCAATCGCTAATGTCGTGATGGGGGTATCGAAATTTATTTGGATGGGGTTGACCGGCATTTGGGCGGTTGCAACATTCACCGTTCGTGGCCTGATGTGGGCGATTAACCTCAAAGCCCGCGCCATTCAGTTAGCGACCTTTGTCACGGTCATTTATAACGGCGCACTAAAATTCTTGCGCGTCGCGCTCATTGCGACTCGCATGATGTTGATAAGCAGCACGGTTGCCATGCGCGCCTACAGTATCGCCACCATGTTAGCCGGCGTTGGGATGCAGTTATTGACCAGCCCTATCACCTTAATTATTGCTGGCCTTGTCGCGCTGGCGGCGGGGGTTTGGTATGTGATTTCCCATTGGGATCAGCTTAAAGCCGCACTGTTGGACAGCGCCGCATTCCAGTGGGTTATGCAGATTGCCGGCCAGGTCGGGGAGATGTTCGCCGGTGTATGGGCCTCGATTACCCTGGGCTGGGAAATGGTGGTTGGGTTCTTTGCTGGTCTGTCACCTGTAGAAGCCTTTAACGGTTTTGTTGACGCTATCGGCAATGTGTTTAGCGGTCTGTGGGATTACCTAACGGAGTCTTTCGGCGCGACCTACAACTGGATTGTCAGCAAGCTCAATAAAATCCCCGGCGTGAATATCGACCTTAAGCCTATCGGCCAGAACGAGGGAGGCGCAGCCGCGCCAGCGGCCACCCTCCCCGCGCCGGCGGGTTTGGTCAGTCCGGCGATGAACAAAGGCGGGATAGCCAAAACCCTGACCACCAATAACAGCAACCAGAGCAGTACCGTGCGCACCGGTAACACCATCGGCGAAGTGAATATTTACCCGCCGAACGGGGCCACGCTGGATAGCATCATGGAATCAAGGGAGCTTGCCGCCGGATGAGTGAACAACTGTACATCGACCTGCTAATCACTGACGGTGATTTTACACTCTCATCCGGTAATGAACCGCTGTTGTGCGATAACCGCATCAGCATTGCGCAGGACTGCGTACATCGGATTATTGAGTCCGGCCTGGTTAAGTTGCTGATTGCCGAGCGTAGTCCGGTATTGCGCACCGATATTTTGTTGCAAATGGAACTGTTGACCGAAACCGATACCCGCATTGTGCCGGGTACCGTACTGATTACCGATGATAGCCAGGGACACTATTTTATTACGGCTGATACCTACGATTTCGGCCCACTGTCACTGCGAGACTTATTATGAATAATCGCCCCAATCCCGACTATAAAGCCATTCTTGCCGATCAGGGCATGCCGACGACTGAAAGCCAGGTGCAAGCGGAATTCGCAAAGGTCGCGGCGGATGAAAATTTGGTCACCAACACCTCGAATATGTCGCCGTTCTGGCGGCTTATCAAGGCGATTGTTACAGCGCCGGTGATGTGGCTGATTAATGCCCTGGTAAATACAGTGATGGCAAATATGTTCCTGGCAACTGCCAGCGGGCAATTTGTTGATCTGTTTGCCTGGGCGGTCAATTTGTCCCGCAAAGATGCCAGCCTTGCCCAGGGAGTGATCCGCTTTACCAAAGATAGCGTTAGCGCTGAAATTACCGTCCCCGCCGGCACAGTGATCCAGACCGAACGCATTAACGGCACCGTTTATAAATTAATGACATTGGCCGATACCGTCATACCTGCCGGGGTAACCGGGGCGTTGATTGCGGTCAATGCTGAATCAGCCGGCAGCGGCCACAACCTGGCACCCGGCTATTTCCGTATTCTGCCGGTCGCGGTCAATGGCATCGCCAGTGCGGTAAACGAGGATAGTTGGTTAATCGCGCCGGGGGCTGATAAGGAGCTGGACGACGACTTGCGTGACCGGGTGCGCAATCAGTTTAATTTGCCGGGCCAATATCATATCGATGCGGTTTACCGTGGGTTGATTGCGGGTATTGCCGGCCTGACCACTGACCGAATTTTTTTCCTACACGATGCGCCGCGCGGGCCGGGAACGGCCAACGTCTATTTATTGCTGGATTCTGGCATCGCCAGCCAGCCGTTTATCGATACGGTGAATGATTATGTCATGAGCCAGGGCAACCACGGCCACGGTGACGATGTGCTGTGTTTACCGCTACCGGAAGAAATTCATAACTTGACCGTGACGCTTCACTTTTTCGATAGCAGCAATTTAGACGATGAGCAAAGCGACGCCTTGCTGGCAAATATCCGCAATCTGATTGGCTGTGCATTCCGGGAAAACACCAATTACACCGTGCAAAAGACCTGGCCGCACAGCCGCTTTTCTATGTCCCGCCTGGGGGAAGAATTGCACGATCACTTTGCTGAAATCGAATCGCTGACTTTTTCTCGGGGTGACATTATCAGTGGATTATTTGTGCCACGCCTGGGCGTGCTGACGCTGGAGAAAGCCAATGGATAAGCTACCCACATTTACCTTGCCGGTATGGCTGAACAAAGGCGAACCGGTCAAATTAATGCGCGCCTGCCTGGCCTTTTGGCAAAAGGTTTACACCTGGATCAGGTGGCCGCTTAACCAGGCAGACCCGTTAACCTGCGTCGTGCCGTTACTCAATCTGCTGGCGTATCAGCGGGATGTGACCCGATTCCCTGGCGAACCGCTCCCCCTCTTTCGTAAGCGGGTACATTTTGCCTTTATCAATGCCAAAGACGCGGGATCGGTGTCCGGGTTTATTGCGATATTCGCCCGCCTGGGCGTGGGCTATGTCGAACTGTTAGAGCGCCAGCCCGATATTGATTGGGATGTCATAACGGTGCGTGTCACTGATAGCCAAGTGGCTGAAAACAGTGAATTACTGATGAATATCATTCGCCAGTATGGCCGCACCTGCCGCCGTTATCAGTACGAAATAATCACACCTGTTGATATGCATATCCGCGCCGGCCATGTGGGATGTGAATATATCTGTTACAGCGCCAGCACCGTATCAAATGAAGTGACAACAACCGCCGCCTTTGGCGCGTCGCTGATGGAGAAAAACTAATGTCACAAACTGCTATTACTTTTGCTTTCGAACAATGGAAAGCCCAGGAAGCCGCAGCGGGTAAAACCGTGGTGCTGGATGAATTTGTCTTGGCCTATGTGCCAGGTCTGGATCATACCGTCCCCATTAACCGCGCCGAAACATTGCCGCCAGTGGCGCAAATCGTCCACCGCCAGGCGGTGAATAAAATTGGCCTGGTCAATGATAATGCGGTGGTTTATTCCGTCACGATGGGTACTGAATTGGGTGACTTTGATTTCAACTGGATCGGGCTGGTCAATAAGGCCAGCGGTACGGTGGCGATGATTGTTCACGCACCGACCCAGCGCAAAGTTGCTAACGTAGCCGGCCAACAAGGTAACGTCTTGACCCGTTCATTTTTGATGGAATACAACGGCGCAGCGACCGCAACCGGCATCACTACACCGGCGGAAACCTGGCAAATTGATTTCACCGCCCGATTGACCGGCATTGATGAAATGCAGCGGTTAATTAACGTTGATAACTATGGGGCTGGCGCATTTTTTAACACGGGTTATCTGGTTGCCAAGGCCGGCGCACAATTCTTTGTGACCAAAGGTAAGGGTTATATCGGCGGCATTCGAGCCGACCTAACCGCAAATCGTAATATTACGGTACCCGCCGCCGCGACCAAGGTTTGGGCTGACGTCAGTTTGCAGGGCAACATTACCAGTCAATGGGAGGCGATGATAAAAATCACCGTCGCACCAACGTTGGTAAACTATAGCCAATCCGGTTTTATGCATTATGTGTTTGCGGTCGCCAGTATTGATGCAGCGGGCAATATTACCGACCTGCGCCCGCAAGGTTCGCTGACCGAACAAGAAACCAGCGACGCGCTGGCACAACATGAAAAATCCCGTAATCACCCAGACGGCACTCTGTTATATAAAGGTTTTGTCCAGTTAGACAGTGCCACGGATAGCAGTAGCGAAACGCTGGCCGCGACCTCGAAAGCCGTCAAGATAGCGATGGACAATGCCAGCGCCCGGTTAGCCAAAGAGCGGAACGGCGCGGATATCCCTAACCCAGCACTGTTTCGCCAAAATCTCGCGCTGAAAGGCGCGGCGCTGGTTGATATCGGTAACACTGCTGGCACTGCCGCCGCTGGCGATGATACCCGCATAGTAAATGCAGTGCAGTCCACCAACACCGCGATTAGTTTACCCGGTAGCCTGACTACGGCAGGAGGATTAAAGGGTTCAACAATCACTGCGGTGGGTAATGTTGCATCAGGAAATGGAAACTCCTGGCTAGCTGCTGACGGCAATATTTACGGTTCTGTATGGGGCGGTTATCTATCTACCTATATTGGCAATATGCGAAATACCGCCTTAAAAGATTGGAACGGTTGGTTCCGGGATGCATCAACCGGGTTAATTACCCAGTGGTGTACCGGTGGTGGCGTGACCCATGAAACACAGAACATTATCACTTACTTTCCTATGGCTTTTCCTAATGCTTGTTTGATGGCTCATGTCTCAACCAAGTCTCCCGACCAAAACTTTGATAACGATGTTTTTTATCAAACTGCCGCCTGGAATAACACCTATGTGGTTACCATGCTACAGCGCCCCGCAGGGGCTAGGGCTGGCACAAATGTTTACCCATTATTTATTGCGATTGGTTACTGAGAGGGAGGAGTCATAATGTATTATTTCTCAGCCACAACACTGAGCTTTTACCCCGCCGAGTTGTTAGATGTTTATGCAGATGCTGGAACATTACCGGCTGATTTAGTGGAGATTGATGATGATGTTTATGCTCAATTCTCTGATATGCAGCCAATCGGGAAAAAGCGCGGCGCGGATAAAAAAGGTAAACCGCTATGGGTAGATATTCCTGCCCCTATTGTTACCGTTGATGATGTGGCGGCGACGGCGCGCAACTACCGTGATGCATTTATCGCGGCAACCGATGCCATGACAATTGTTGATTATTCGATTGATGATAAGCCACTGACCGAGGCACAACGCAGTGAGTTAATGACGGTACGGCTAGCTTATAAAATCTGGCCGACCGTCGTCGGCTGGCCGCTAGTCGAATTGCCAGAATTACCGCAATGGTTATTGATTGAAGCCGTTAATAATGGCTATCGGGTACCTGTTTGGCCGGATGCGGCTTATGTGGCATAAATCATTATTACGCATCCCGTCGAATCTGGCCCCGGTCAATTGCTCAACCGTGGCCGTTCATCCCTGGGCGTTTGGCGTTGGTCAAACAGAAACATCAGGCTCGTTTCTGAGTCCGGCCAATGCGATTGATACACTCGCCAGCCGGTTGGCCGGCGCAGACAGCGAACAGGATGTGGTGGTATTTCTTATTACCGCCACATCCCTGGGCCAGTTTATTACCCTACTGACCGCCGCCGGCGAGGTGTTCCCGATACCGGCATTGACCCAAGTTCAGCGCCGGGCCAAAGCCGCCTTGAGTTTAGATGTCAGCAAAATGCAAATTCCCGCGCGTCCGGGTGGTTTGCCAGCCAGTGCGCCGCTATCGGTTGCCACCACGCGCATGGCATCCGGTGCGCAAGCCTTGCAAAAAGCGATCAGCGATACCGCCGCCGGCAGTAGTAGCGAGGCTATCGGTAGCGCCCTGGTAGCATTTAAACAACAGCGCGCCGCGTTGCTGGCCGAGGCAAAAAATAGCCTGGCACAATTACAAGGGGCGAGTGTGCCAATTTGGGCGCTTTCGGTGGAGGGCAACACGCAAACGGCGATCACCGAGATGAAAAAAGACATTCCCGACAGCCAGGCCATTTTTAGCCTGGCAATTATGTTTGTGGGCGCTGATTTGGCCCCGCTACGTGCGATGGTGGTTAATCATGGCTGATGTGGTCACGCTGGCCCTTGATGGGGAAGCTATCTTACTCAATAACATTTTGGTGACGCTTTCTATGTCAATTCAGGACAAAGACCAAAGCGGCCAGGCCAGCAGTACCAGCAAATCAGAACAGGGTACCAAGGGCAAAGAGTTGCGGGTATCCGGGTTAATTAAATACACCAACCCCGCCATGTTGACGCGAATTTATAGCCTGGCCGAAGCCAAGAACGGCGACGGCAGCAAAAAACGTTATCGTGTCGCCCATTCATTAGCCCAGGCGGTCAAGTTTCGCGAAGCCACCTTTACCAGCGGCGTGGATGCGGTCGAACAGACCAATGCTATGGCCTGGCTGGTGAATTTTACCCTGGCGGAATATTCCAGCGTGGCAGAACGTAAAGCCCAACAAGCCAGCGAGGGCGGTAAAAATGCCACCATCCAAACGGCGGGCGGTACTGCGAGCGCGTCAGAGGGCGAGACAGCAGAAAGCCGCTCATGGTTTGAAAGTGTGCTGCAAAAGGTCGATAACGCTATCGGCCCAGCCGGAGGGAATGCATGAAATCTGTTGTCACGTTGCGCATTGGCGATGATGAGATTGCCGCCAATAACTTAAATCTTTCACTCTCACTTAACGGGTGTGGCCTGGGGTTTGTTACTGCACTAACTGACCAGGACTGTAACGGTAAATTAGTACGGTTGGATTTAGGCTATAACGCATCAATTTATCGCTGGCTAACCGGATTTGTGGAGCGTAGCGCGCCGGCTGAAAATGGTGCGCAGCGGTTATTTATGCGGGAGCTGGTCGGCGTGTTTGAACGTTCTTGTCCGTGTTCATTGCAACATCCGACCTTGCGCGATGTTGCCGACGCGGTCAGCAAATCAACTAACATGCGTTTTGTCTTGCCGGAAAACACCGCTTACACTGACACTCCGATCCCCCATTTCCAGCACAATGGCAGTGGTAACCAACTGATGCTTAATTTGGGGCGCGCGTTCAGCATTCCTGATTATGTCTGGTATCAGCTATCTGATGGCACGGTCTACGTTGGTAGCTATGCTGATTCCCGCTTTGCACAAACGCCGGTCGATGTTCCACAGGAATTCGCCCAGGGCGGCGGCGGCGGTAATAGCCTGACATTACCACTTATCCCGGCAATCCGTCCGGGAGTGATTGTTAATGGCCGGCGCATCACCAAGGTTGATGTGAGCGACGACACCATGACATTGACCTGGACGCCGTTAAACAGCCAGGGCCAGCCGGCGCAGAAATCCCCGGAACAGCGCCAGATTGAAAAGCTTTATCCAGAATTGGGCGCAGGTTTACATTTGCCCCGCCGCGCGCGGGTAATGAGTCCGACAGATGCCGCCGAGCTGGGTGACCTGTCCGACCCGTTCCGGCCTCGTTATGCTGCCAACATCCAACTACTGGACGAGAACGGCAACGCAACCGGCGAAGAATATAGCGCGGTACCGCTACCGGTACCGATGGCCGGCGGCGAAGGTGGCATGTTCCAGTTCCCGCCGGAAGGTACGCTAGTAGAACTTGGTTTTGCTGACGGCCGGCCAGATAAGCCAATGATCCGCCAGACGCTGGGCGAGGGCTTATCACTGCCCCCTATCAAGCCGGGCGAACAGTTGCAACAGCAGCGCGCCGGCGTCAGTCAGCGCGTGACGGTTGATGGAAGTTGGCAACGTGATACTGACCAGGCGATAGAAGAAACCAGCAGCCGGCGCAGCGTGACCAGTGACGAGGAAAGCCGCACTACTACGACTCGCACAACAACGGTAAAGGCCAACGACAGCACCACCGTGCTAGGAACTAAAACCCTGATGGCCGGTCAGGTGGTGCAACTTGCCGAGGGTGACTATTCGATAGGCACATCGGCAAACATGGTGACCAAAGTCGGCAAAGACAAAACTGACGATGTTGGCCAGAATCAAAATATCAAAGTTGGCCAGAACCAAACGACCGATGTTGGCGGTGCGCTTACGGAGAAAATCGCCGGCATTCGTCGCAGTGTTGCCGCCGCGCAGGAACTTATCGCGCCATCGGTGCGCCTGGGTACGGATGAAATCAATGTGCTGACGTTGCTCACTGATACGCTGGACGTGATCCAAACCCTGGCACAGCAGACCGCTAGCCATACCCACATCAACACCGGCGGGCCACTGAATGCCGGCGATTTCACCGCCACAGCCAACCGCACTCAAGCCCTTACTACCAAGTACGGCCCCTTCATTGCCTAACAACCATCGAGCACAGACATAACCGTCTGTGCATCAGTGATTAACTAACGCACTGTAACGCCCCTCAATCAATTCAAGCCACAAAACACGCAACCGCATACCCACCAATCCGATCTCGTCACCTGCGCACGCAGGGGAATCCCCAACCCACATACGGAAGCACTCGCGGGACGAAATCGGCGCTACACCGCACCCGCCTGCACGATTTGGATCTTAAAAATTTTGCAAAAGTTTTGAGGGGCAAACAAACCCGCCAAGCCGCGCCGCTGCTGGGCTGTTGCTGCTCGAATGGTTTTGCACTGGTCGCCAACATTTGCAACAGTTTGCAAAATGTCGCGGCTATCGCCTTGCTAACCTTTTGGTTAACCTCATGTTTTAAAAGGATCTCTTTTGGATTACGTGACGATCAAATAAAAGTGGCGGGGTTATTTTCATATGAGTTGAAAGAGCGGTGAGGCCACGCGCCGCAAGGCTTGCGGGGGCGTTGTGGGTGAAAAAGTTTTTGCAATAACGTGCGTGAAAAGATCTCGCATGGATCGTTAAGAGTGGGGAATAAACAACCAGCTTGCATTCCAGGGAAAACAGCCGCGTGTCGATTCCGTGATAGTTTCGTCGTTAGTAAAGCCCCAGAGGTGGGGCCACTGGATAGACTTTATTAAATTCGCCCTTCGGTAATATCAAATCCTATGATTTTTTTATTTTTCAAATCATAGGTACATCTGTAAGTCATTGGTATTTTTGCATTAAAGGCATTTGTAAATTTAACTTGGTCACCAATAAAGGTCATGGTCTGCTTGGCGGGTAAGTGGTTGAAGTGGGAAAAGACAGGTGTAAACATACCGTCTGTCCATTCTAAATCATACTTGGCTGATTTCTTGACTAACTTACGGCAAGGTTCGGAAGCGTCAATCCAGTTTTGCTGAAATATGCACTCGCCATCAGTTTTATCACAAACCTTATTACTTTCAGTTTTAACTGTTTCTTTGGTATCACTTGCATCACCTGTATACAAATAGATTCCATATCCAATAATTCCTAATACAGCCATTCCCGCAAATCCATGCCAAATTCTGTCACCAGGTTTCTTTGCTCCACAATGCGGACATGCCGTTGCAGTGCTAGACACTTCCTTTTTACATTCTCTACATGTGGTCATTGCCAT